CACGGATGGGCTGACAACAGCAGTGGGGCTGGTTATCGTTCCGTCAGTGCTGATTGTTGCTCCGTTGATATTAACAACACCGTCGGATTTCAGCGTTATAGATCCGCTACCGTTGTCGATAAGAACGGTACCGTTTGATTTTAGCCAGATCTGACATGCAGTGGTCCGGTCGGTTTTGCGGGCGTAAATACGCTTATCACCAGGCTCTGAAACCCGCTCGCTCTGCACATCAAAAACATTGACGGAGATCATGCGGTTGAGGCCGGGAACGCCCACTGCAACAACAAAATCATCAGGCAGCGGCTGGCTATCATCACCAGCGGGCTGGGCAGGGTTAATCGTGATGATATTACCACCACCCGGGTCAGCAGTTATTTCGTCGGCCTCTGGGTTTCCGCGTGTGTATCTGAGTATTTTTGCAATCAGTCCCATGGGAGTGTCTCCGGCAGTTCGCCGCTAAATGAGCCGGGCATGACCAACTTCAGCGATGAGGTTTTGCCTTGCGCCGACTGCTCCAAAACAACAGAGCGGGCAATTAGGCTGTATCTGCTGTATATCATAGCATCAGGTGCCGTTACGTCGATTGTCTGGCCAGCGCTAAACAGCTCGCCGCCAGCATCTCTCCAGCCCGCCACCCGCGCCGTGTATGTGGCCATACTGCCAAACATCCGGCCCATCTTGGCACCGACTGCAGTAGGCAAATCGGCATCATCAGTGTCTGGCACGTCGTAAACGTGAGGCCTAAGGACGCCATCCAATCGGCTGTTTTTTACCGTGTATTGAGGGCCTGCCTTACCGATCTTTGTCGGCTCAATGCCGGTAATGTCGCTGTAATACCCCTGAGGATTAAATGCTGCAGACACGGAAAGCAAGGGCGGTTGCCCCTGCTGCAGATGGGTGGTGGCTTGACTGGCGGTTGATTTTCGTATCAGTAGAGCGCCCGAGCTGGTGGCCGACAGTACAAGCCCACGCTGGCTGGCCAGATCGGACAAAAACGACAGGACATTACGACCCGACGGCAGCGCCACTTGCTCAAACACGGCCCCAATATCAGTATCGGCGACCACCGAGAGGCCAAACGGCGCGCACAGCGTGCTTGCTATCTCTGTAATTGTCTGCCCCCGAAACTCCAGAGGGTATGCGCTGGCTGGCATGGTGCAGTCATTGAGCACACCAGGCAGCGAGTAACAGGACACGGACACGGTTTTTTCCGACCCGGACACTGATGGGGAGACACCGACCAGAACCCCGGTGAACAGCTCGGAGCCGCCCACCAGAACACGTACCTGACTGAATGAAAACGGTCGTATTAGGTCACGAAATCCCGGCTCATCGTGCTCAAACGGAGCGCTGAATGTCACCTGCGGCATAGAGTCAAACGGAAGCATTATCTGCACCGATGACCAAAACCGGAAAAGGTGGCCGCCGATGAGTATCGACACGTCGTCAGGGTTATCAGCCGGCTGTGGCTGTGGAAGGTTTTCTGGGCCTGACTGAATGGCAGGAATGACAACGACAGAGCCGGACTGAATCGGCTCGGAAATGCCCGGATTGGCTGATGATATACGCCAAGACTGCGCTGGATCACCGTACTTTTTGCGGGCGATCAATTCAAATGTGTCGCCGGGCACTGCTGTGTATTTGCTCATAAGCCAATTTTACACTGTGCAATTTATTTTATCTAAGGTGTTTACTTTTTCCAGCTAGCTGGATATTATGAACACATCAACTACAGGAGAGCGGCAATGAAAAGCGAAAATTTTTGTTCTTGGGAATATCTGGAAGAAGATGGGGTTTTTCTTGTTGCTCACTTGTGGGTATCTCCAGGTGATCGAGGCCAAGGCATTGGTAGAAAGCTCTTAGAAGAAGCAATTAAGGAAATGCGAGAAGATGGCCGCGCTGAAGAGGTTCAATTGTCTGCCGATTCCGAGCTGGAAGACCCGGAAAGCCCGATAGAGCTGGCTGATCTTGTTGAATTTTACGAAAGTGCTGGATTTGAAGTCACCTACGCCGGTGAAATTGTGGCGATGAGTATGATGCTGTAGCGCATCAACTAGAGGACGGCGGGAATGGAAAAATTGGCAGTGAATGCAATTAGGCGCGTAAAAGTTGAATTTACAGAAGTTGTTAGACTTCCCCGATTCACCATGAAAAAAGGCGATATCTGGGAGGTTCGGCCCGATAGGCTGGAAAAAGAAGGTTTTGCGCTTGGTGGTGGATTTGTCAGCAATGATAAATTCACGGTCGCAGGGCTTAAAAGAAAGCGGAAATAGCACCGGCTCTGGCAGGATTTAACGTCAGACATAATAAACAACCGTCCGACCGGCTGGGATCTCAATAATCTCATCGCCGGTCATTGCGTTTGTGTTAATTAAAAAATCAAGCTGATCATCAACAGAGCCGTACAACTCGTAACACAAATCAACAATCGTCCGCGCGCGGGTCAGAGTGATCGACCGCTCCTGCTTGAGAGTGAATGAAATCTCAACCAAAAAGCCGACCGCTACGGCAACAGCCTCTTGAAGCTGTTGAAACGAAGCGCCGGTATCAATCTGGCCCAAACGGTCAAACTCGCTATCACGCCAGTCCTGCACATCCTCAAATACCGAAAAAATGGCCTCTGCTGCCGCCAGCGCTTGCGGCTTGGTCTCAAACGTCGTGTTGACGACAGACAGTATCTGGCCGGTGACGTATGTTGACGCGTACAGATCCAAAACCCGCAACTGGCTAGAATCGCGCGACTGAGAATCGCCACCAACAATCGACCGGGCAAGATTACCGTAGGCGTCCAGCCGGTCTTGGATTGCAGACAACCCCCGCGCCGGTGACTGAATCAGAATCCCGGTCTGAAACGCCAGCGCCAAAGGCTCCTTAATCGCCGTGTCAATGGTGCTATTTATACTGTCAAAAACCGCGTTGAATTGCGTTGCGACTGCTCCACCAGCGGGCACCAGAAGGTCAGACACCGACGATGCCAGGCCATCAAGAAGCCTCTGGTAATCGCCCTTGAGCACTGCCGTTTCAGACACTGATAAATCCCCGACAGCATCAGCGTACTCTGCTGCAATCGATGCATTAAATTCATCGACAGCGCCAATGACAACCGATGCAGGGCTTGCTTGAGATGTCGGGTACAGTAACGGCAATGTCTCCCAAAACGTGACGTCAATAACGCTCTGATTTGCCGCTGTTTTGAGATCATCGCGACGTGATATTTCGCCGAACGGAACCACATCAAGCTGACCATAAACCGGATGCTCCAGACTCCCTGCACCAGACTCCAGAAGCAGAGCCTCGAACGCATCCGACTGAAGATCGTGATCATCACCCCAGAAGATGACGCGCAGCGGGTATCGGCGGCCAGACCGGCCCAGCACTTGAATGTAATTTCCATCTACGCCCGGAAACGAAAACGCACTGCCGGTTTTTTCGACCGATCGGCTGACTGTCTCATAATCAAACGCAATACGGGTGCCACCAGGTGATGTATAGGCGGCTTCTCTGAGTCGATCATTCCACGCCATTAGAAATCCCCTGTACTGGCAAGCTGAAGGCCTGCGCCAAGTTTTCCGCCAGTGACTTCAGCTCGGCCAGTCTGGTCTCTGATCGTGACCTCTGCAGTGCTGGTGGTGCGGTTTTCTTCGATACTGCGGGCCGTGCGTTCGGCTGGTGAAACCATGGCTGGTGGATCATCGTCGCCAAAGCCAAAGAAAGATCCTACCGACCCAACACCCTCTGAAACAGCCTTAACACCACCACCAATGACATCGCCGACACCATCGGTAATGCCGGAAACGGTATCAGACACAGACGAAGCAAGCCCTCTGATTTTATCGACTATCCCCATAATTCGGGACATCGCAGCATCAAACGTATCGACGATGCCACTCCACAAGTCGTCAAAAAACTGACTGATAGGCTCCCAGTTATCCATCAGATACCCTGCAGCATCAATCAGCAGCATTAGCGGGGTTAGCATCAAATCAATTGCCGCCTTGGCAGGCCCCGGAAGGCCGTCAAACGCTTCCTGCAGCCACAGAAACGCTTTAAGCACACTGGTCTTGATAGCGTCCGCAAAATCCAGCATTGCAGCCTTAATGTCGTCCCACCAGTAGATCACGGCAGCTATTGCAGCCCCTAGAGCAATCAAAGCCAAAATAATAATTGTGATCGGGTTGGCCGCCATAACAAGATTGACTGCTGTCATGACCAGCACCAGTGTTTTCAGGACGGCAGTAAATGCGATAAACACCGCCAGTCCTGTTCCGATTTTTCCGATCCAGTCAACAATCTCACTGAAATTATCAATCAGCCATCGCACACCATCAGCAAAACGCTGGACAAAATCTGATATTTTTGAGCTTACCAATTCCTTGTTGGCTCTGAGCCAGTCGGTGAGCTGCTCAATCATCGGAGCCATTGCGCCTCCAGCCAGGCCAGCTATTTCGCTGGTGATGCTGGATACCGCTCCAGTCACGGCTTTGATTTGCTCCTGAAACGCCACGGAACCGGCCCGGCTTTCGTCCGTCCTGAACGACAACTCTTTGTATTTTTTGGTGATCTCATCAATAGAGGTGCCTTTTTGCCGCAGCACACCGATGATTTTATTGGCCTCGCCACCCATTAGGATGTCAGCGGCGGCGGCGGCGGCCTGGGCATCTTCAAGCTGGAGGGCGGCGTCTGTAATGGCCTTTAATTGATCCTGCGGCGACAGCTTGCGCAGCTTCTCAAACTCAAGCCCAAGAATGCCGAGCGATTCCGTGACCGGGGTCAATTCTTCGATCCCTTTTGACTCGCCAAGCTTGTTATTCATTTCTTCAGCCAAGTCGATCACGTTATCAAACTCAAAACCGGCACTTGCAATGGCCTTGGCAAACGCCTCGACCTCTCCGACATCCTGATTAACAGATGCCGCAAGATGTTGAGCAGCAACATCAGCCTCGGTGATTTCCGACGTGATGGCCACCAGACCAGCACCAGCCGCTGCCAGACCACCAACAGCCATACCGACGGAAGCTATGCCGCCAGCCAGCGCATCAGCCTGATCATTGAGAGACCTGAGGTTTGATTCAGCGGCACGAGTAAACCGCCCGATACGCTGCTGCATGCGACTTACCGGTGCGCTAATGCGGTCAATTGCGGAAAAAACCGCCTCAACTGAAAATCGACCTGCCATTATTTCGGCCTCGTATGGTGCTTGAGTTCGGCCCGGATACCGTCATAAAAAAAACGAATCTCAGACATGGTGAGGGTGCGCGGATCAGGAAGGCCCGAGTAATCACGAGCGATCTGCCGCAGCATTTCAGAGTATACCGCTGGTAGGGTGTGGCCGCCACGATCCCGTTTGGCGTCGGTGCCGTAGCGAACCACAAGGGTGCTTACTACCCCAAAAAAAGGGTGGTGATCGCAATACAGACATTCAGATCACGTTGCTTCATCGCTGAAAATGTCTTGGCGTTGGTCTTTGTGATAGCCCCCATAATAGCCATCATTTTACCCATGTCTTCGCCTTTTTTGCGCTTGTCCATCGACATCAGAGCCGCACCGTCCGGCTCATGAAATGTGACTGGAGCGCTATCACTTGCTTGCGGCGTAAATACCGGTTGGCCGTCTTCGTCGATCACCAGAGCACCGGCCACCATCGCGCGAATGATACGACGCTTCTGCTTTTCAAATCCTGCGCGGTCTTCGTCATCCATGGGCTCTGGACTGATGTCCAAATCCATAGCGTCCGCAAAGCGCTGAAATTCCTGTTCGGCCACATCGGCCCCGATTTTTTCGATCATGTCACTGCCCTCTTTGAGTGCTGCGCCCCGGCGAACCGGGCAGGGGTCAGGGCTTACCGCGCAGCATATGCCCAAAGCCAATTTTACACTGTGCAATTTATTTTATCTAAAGTGTTTGATTTTTCCGGTTAGGTGGATATTATGAACAAGCCAACCACAGGAGAATAGGCACAATGAAAAAACCACAGCAATTAAGCAACCAGCTTGAGCAATTTGCAAAGGATCTTGAAAGTGAGATTGACGCCCGCGACGACATCATTGCCAGAATCAGTCTGGCTTTGACTGGAAACGATACACCGACAGCCAACGAAGTCCGGCAACTGCCTGATATTGCTGAAAGACTCTCAAAAGAGCTGACAGAGGCAATCTCAAAGCTCAATACAGAAGGATAAAGAAAAGGCCCCTAGGGGCCTTTTTTATTGCTTGGTAAGAACTCCAGGCCCCGACAGATTAACCGCCGCTGCGGCCGACTGGCTGGACACCTGAAGCTCTCCGGTGATCGTTGCAGACCCCTGATACGTCAGGCCTGACGCATACGTGATGGACATCGGAAAAAACGAGTTACTGTCAGAAATCGACTGCAAAAACTCATGATCACCACGGTCATCATCCACCTCAAGAGTCAGGCCGTTGATGGCTAGAGGTACTCGGGTTTTTACAATCCGAGCAGTTCCATTGCCATTCGTCATGACCTCATTCTCAAAACCGCCAAGTTTTCGCTGGGCTTCAGCGTCTGCTGCAACCGCAAACTCACGACCATCGAGAATGACACTTTCAATGCTTCCGCCTACTGCTGCCATAAATCCCCCTTATGCCACAACCGGCTGTGTGCCGAAATAGAACCCAAAGTTCAGGTCAGTACTGATGATGTTTGCATTGCCTGAAATCGGCCCTTGAGCCAGCAAATCCAGGCGCTTCGGATTACTGCTATTGATACCAGCAACCGTGTTGTTTTTCCAGGCTTCAGGGGCAGCAATGATCGCTTCAAGCCCTAAACTGTCCAGCATGGCATTAACTGCTGTAACCGCCGTTTTTGGTTTTTTGGCCGACCGATTGACAGTTGGCTGATCGTCCGGGATCAATGGTGCCCCATCCCATTCTGGTGTTGCAAAAATCAGATCCAGATTAAAGATGATCTGCTGCACCTTGACGACATCAACGACATAACGATAAGCGGGGGTCGGGTCGCCGGTCGGGTGGTACATCGTCACGATGTCCGACAGATTAACAACGCCGTCCTTTACCTCAATGGTGCTGGAGCCTTTTTTGACTGCACTGTCACGGTCTGCATACGTCCACTGCTGGGCATCAGTGCCCGGGATCAGGCCATCGGCTGGCTGACTGCCATAATCGACCGGCGGGTTGTTATTGGCCAGCACAGCGATTCGTGCAAGTTGTCGAGCGGCGATAACACAAGGCAGGTCGTTGCTGCCTGGTGCAACCAACTGAGAGTTAACCCGGTCGGTTTTTCGAGTGTCAGAAATCGCCGTTGCATTGGTCACCGTGATGTAATTCACGCCAGTAAACGCAACCAAAGGCTTGCGCACCAACGCACCCCAGCGGCCCTCACCAAACGTCTGGTAACGATCCAGATTCGTGGTGTCGTCAATATCCAGACAGTTGAGCACCAGAGATTCCCAGACATTCCCGACCTGATCCAGAGCTAGCTGGACACTCGGGTTTACCAGTCCGCCGCTCATTTGAGTGGCCGCCAGCGTCAGGCCAGCAACAGAGCCTTCAAGCTCAATGTAAATGTCATTCGCGCTTTCGCCCTTCCATTTGCTTGTCAAATCGGACTTGTTGCCAGTGCCATCAGCCACGGCTGTAACCGGCATTTCAAGCACCGAGTTAATAGCATCAGTTACCGCGTCTTCCAGATCAGTTCCGGCATCCCCTGACGCGACGACAATGGCACCAGAACGGATGTTGTTTACCTTGACGTAAAAAACACCGGCTTCGGTGGCTGTACCCGTCACAGTAACGTCACCTGTTGCCGCAACGCCTGAACCGTCGTCATCGAGCGGGTAGATGGTAACCGGCACAGTGCCAACACCATCACCATTGGACGGCAGGAGCTGCTGAGTTGCCAGATGGATAGGCGAGCCATAGCCATAAATTCCAGCAGCTTCAGCGGCGGACGTTACCTGACGTTTTGTCGTGTCATAGACCGTTTCCGTATTGCCCTGGCCGACTACTGCGATGCGTTGGGGCAGATAGACAATAGATCCCTGACGCAAATTTTTAAATGTGGTTTTGATGCCGACGACGCGAGCAACTGCCGATGCATCAACTGCTGTACTGATAGCCACTGGCCACCCCCTTTATGTGTAATCGTACTCAGCGAGTATAACAATCTCGCCGGAATTGGTCTCTGTCACCTGAGCTGTCAACAGCTCCAGCTCCTGCCCCTGATACTGCGGTGAAAACTCATTGTGATCAACACGCAAAGAAATGCGGGCACCGACTGCCCGAACCGTGCTACGTCCGTCCTGTTGCGGCTGAAATGTCGTTATTGACTGAGGCCATCGCTTCCAGACCAGCCCTCGCAACCCCAGATAGGTGTATTCGGACGCCATCAATATATTGCGCACCAACCGTATCGCACGCTGAACAGCAAAGGCAGCTTCTCGGTCACCAGGTTGGTGGCCACCCTGCCCGTCTGGCGACGACACGGCAAAACCGACACAATCGATATTGATCACGGTCTCGGATTTTTGCCGCTCGCTAATGTTGCTACTACCATCGTCAAAGCTGGCGTTATCAAACCATACATTGATGATCGGGCTTAGATCGTCCTGCTGATCCCGTACTGACTCCCATGGATTTGCACGCTCACGATATACGCGCAATTTCCACAGTGCCTGATCTTTACCCGCAGCGATTGCCAGTGCCTGCTGACTGGTGGACTCCAACTTGAGAATGGCCGCGACCTGATCCCGGATAATCTCGAAATTGTCTTGCTTGTCAATCAGACCCTGAATCACTGGTATAACTCCAACAGGCAATTAACAAAGCCGAGCGTACGATCTGGATTTGATTCGACAACCTTGAACGTGTACGGCTGACCATTGATGTCATCAAACGCCACCAGCCATGGAGCGAGAGAGGCGTCAGCAATGCCTGAAGGAACAGACAGGCCAGCAGCGATCAGGGAGGAAATACGGAGAGAAACGTGTGACAGACGGCCCGACACAATCAGTCCAGTGTCAGGATCAATAACTTGAGAGATATCACCAGACGAACCCACCAAACCGGCAGATACACCGTCTGGGCTTGTAACAGTGATGGGCCAGCCGAACCCGGTGTTGGCATCCTCAAGGATAACACCAAGATCGGATTCAGCTAGTTGGCGCAGGCCCATCAGTCTTTAACCAATAAGCCGCGATTAACCAAAGCGTCAGCCGTAGCCTTTCCACCATGCAGCCAGTCAGTTTTCATCTCTTGACCAGGGCCAATCACGCCTTTTTGGCAGACGATGGATTTTCCATCAGCAACGACATATACCGGCGATTCATCCGCTTTTTTCGCGGTCGTGGCTTTTTTTTCCAGCTGATCGGATGCATTTTCACCCGCATTTTTTGCTTGAGTCATGTATCACCTATGATAAAAGTGGCACCCCCAGCAGGACTCGAACCCGCAACAATCGGAATAGAAGTCCGATGCTCTATCCAGTTGAGCTATGGGGGCATAAAATGGTGCGCCGAGCAGGATTTGAACCTACGATCCCCCGATTATGAGTCGGCTGCTTTACCTCTAAGCTACCGGCGCTATAAGAAGCCATCCTTGGCCATAAAATCAAATGCCGGTATTAAGGCAGCCGAACGAGTCGATAGCTGTCGGGATCATCAGCGGGCGAGTACCCACTGACCCCATCAACGAGCGACCATCGTTAGTCATCCAGACGTTTGTGCTGAAATCCATCCCCATAGCCTCAGACGACAGGCGCGGTGCAAGCTCTGGCACCAGCGACTGCATACCCATGGCCTGCCCAATGTTAGGGATAGCACCAAACGTGCCGTCCAAACGAGCGCCAGAAGACAGCATCATCACGCTGGTTTCGGTCACATACGCAGTAGATACACCGGTTTGAGGGTCTTTATAGCGCGCATTGTACGTCCACAGCTCAAAACGGTAAGATCCGATTTTGATAGCGCCTTGGAACGTACCACCGCTGCCGCGCAACTCAGATGCCAGCAAGCTGCCTGGTGTGTAGTTTACAGTGTCAAAACGCTTTTGAACGTCTTCGTTTTTCAGCAGTAATTCAAAGTTGCTATCTGACATAACCAGAGTATCAGGATTCGTCAGACCGTCAGAGCGAATGACCTTAGCCAGCGATTCCAGGTCAGCCAGAGGCGTAGCGCCTGCGGCATCCCATGCAACTGCAGAGGTCGGGAAATGCGTTGCTTTGGGCTTGTAGTCGATGGAATAAACAGCGTTGCCATCAGAATCATTCAGCGTTGCCAGACCGGTCTGCAGCACCTGAGACGCCTGCAGTTCAATGGCGCGGCGGATCTTGGCTTCCAGCTTCATCATGCGACGCATCACCTTGGTGATCACGTCAGCTCGAAAATCTGGCTGCTGAAACGGATTCTGCCCTGGCATGCGCTTGAGCAGCTCAAATGAGTCGATCGGGAACGCTTCGTCGTAAACCGGCGGCTTGAATTTCTTGTTCGTGAACTGGTCTTCCTGATTGTAACGATAGCCAGTACCGATGCTTTGAATGGCAACTGCAACATCTTCATCGCCGCGAACAATGTCAATCTCGACGGATTCAGACGTGTAAAAGTTGTTGGCCGGGGTCTGGAAAAAACCAGACAGGAACATAGTTGGCGCGGCAACCTGCTCATACGCGCGCAGCATGTGGGTAGTGCTTTTATCAGACATATTGCCCCCTTATTGGTTGTCCAGGACGCCCAGCTCTGTCACATCGACAGAAACCAGACCGTAATCACGAAGCTGATCCAGCACCGCACCATCAATATTTGAATCGTCGCCATCAGCGTTGATAATCAGTTGCTCTTTGCGGAATTTACCCGCAATTGCCGCACGAATAGACACGTCACCGGCACCGGCTGCAGTGACATTGTAAGTCACGATGGCCTTCGGAATGCCGTTTTCGTTTGTGCTCCCGCCCTTGACAAACGGAATCAGCTTGAGAGACACGGAATCGCGCGCCAAAATAGTACCAGCGGCAACAGTGCCAGCGCCAGCAAACGTCAACAGGTTGTCGCGGTACTCCGGGTCGCACAGCTCAACAGAGGCTGTGTTGATGTTGGTAACAGTCATGCTCATGAAGCACCCCCAGCTTTTGGTACAGTAACACCCATCGCCTTATTGGCAATATCCCAGACAGCAGCAACTGCTTCATCTTCATCTTGATTTTCTGACGCTGACGGAGTGTTGTCATCCGGATTGTCATCCTGACGACTGGTAATGTCGGCTTTATTCATTCCGGCAGTCATGTACTTAGCCGCCAGAGTCTGGGTCATGCCCTCGCCGTCGGTGATGGCCTTGACAGCAACATCCATAGCGCCTGACTGGGTGCCCATTTCGATGTGAGCACCGACACGGTCGCGTTCTTGATCAACGCCGTCTTTCACCGCCGCCGCATAGACGCCGGGGTGTTCGGCTTTCAGTGTTTCGAGATCCATATTAGCTCTCTCCGGTTTGCCGCTTGCAGCAACGGCAGCGGTTTGTGATTGTGATTCGTTCAGGTTGCTTTCAAGCCGGTCGATCATGCCACGGCGTTCAGCTTCTGCTGCCAACAGTATACCGCCGTTGCCGAAATTTTCATTGACTTTTGCAACGGTCGTTCCGCGCCCAGTGGCGATGGACTCAGCAAACAAGTCGTGCAGCGCGTCAAGCTCATCGCGCACCATTTGCACACCCTCGTCCGTAGTCACGTCAGGCCGCTTCTTTGGGGCCTCAGAGCTAGTGATGCTGACAACGTGCTCGTCAGTATAGTAATCGACAACAACACCAACAGAGCCAAACTGCGCAGCAGGGCTGGTGGCAATGATCTCACCAGCCTGACTGGCCAGGCCGTATGCAGCAGACGCTGCCAGATTGCCTACAATTGCCCGAATTGGCTTGCTAGTGGACTGCATGGCGGCGATAGCATCAAACAGGCCAGCGGTGTACCCACCCGGACTATCAATGTGCATGTCGATGGTTTTCACCGACCGGTCAGCGTCAGCCATAGACAACGCCTGCTCAATGTCCGGGTACGTAGTGTTGCTGTAGCCCAACCACCAGGACCAAAAATCAGGTTTTGGAGACAGTAGACCCGCAACATTGATCTGTGCCACATCGCCCACTACGGTCATGATGCGCGATTCTGTCCCGGTTTCTGTCGAGTAGTAACGAGACTCGTATTCCTGCTGCTGATCCGGCGTTGGGATCTGTCCAGCGGATCTCATGCGCTCCATACTGAGGAGCGTTTGATTGTCGATTAGCAGCATTTTCAGCGCCCCATTGTTTAACGATTAGTGAGATTATAGCAGCAGCCATGATTGTTCCAAGTGCGCCAAAAACCTTCCACAGCACCGCCTGACGTATCTCAAGTCGGTCTATGCGGCTGCGCTCATCAGACAAAGAAGCTGACAAATGATCAAGCGCTGACTGCAGGTGATCAACTTTACTACCAAGATGGGACATTCGATTCTGGTTTTCTGCGACCCGCTCAAGGGAATTGGCAATCCGGGTCAGCGTCTGATCCAGATGCCGGTGCCGCTCCTCGTGGCTGGTCTCCAGCGATGCCAGTCTATCCCGGATTTCTTGAGTCATACTTTCGTCACTGCTCATATTTTGAACCATTGTACAGCGTTAGCGTTATTGCTCTCAATGATTCGACATCAAAACCATCAGACTGATTCGCTGACAGGAATAAATCCCGGCGAAACCTCATACCATTTCAGGTTTGCATAAAACCGGCAGGGATCGGCAGACAGGTTTTCAAACTCCAGGATAAACGTGGTACCAGGTGGGATGATTCGCGCGGCGTCGTCTGATGCAACATCGCCTGACGCTGGGTTGTTGCCCTGACCTGGTGTGCCGAACAACGGGTAGTCAATGGTTTTTGATGTCTGATCGATGGTCGTGGGTGCTGAAAACGTTTCAATCGTTGCGCCAGACTGGACGCCGGTATCAGCCCGCAGGTTGAATATCGGTATTTCATCAATCGGAGCACCACCAGTAAAGACGGTGAAGCCACGGTAAAAACCAAGCTCCTGATTCATTTTCAATTCACGAAAGTTCAGGATTGTGTATTTGTCAGCGGAGGTCTGCGCCCGCAGATACGTTTTCGCACCAGCCGCAACGCTGGCCAACTGCCAGGTAAATTCGTACTCTAACCCCTTCAGGGTCAGATACTGGCCCAATGATGTAGGGACCTGCGCGTGCAGGTTCTGCTTGCTAATCATCGTTTCTCATCTCCAATTCATCGGCCACTGCAGCAGCCACGTTACCGGCCAGCGCGGCCGGTTGGTTTTCGCCACTCTCCGCCGACCTGACCGGCTCCTGAGCCTCCATAAGCATCTCGTTTTCACGCTTCAGGCGCTTGATGTTTTGGGTGTATTTGGTGCCAGTCATCATACGGGATTCACGCGCACGATTGGAAAAACCCTGCTCTACTCTGGCGGTGGCCGCCCTGATTTGCTTCAGTGGGTCTGAGCTTATTTTGACAGTGCCCAACCACTCAGCCGCTACCCACGCGCCATACGTCAGGTATTTGGACGGGTTTCTCCACGCCTCAAGCAGACCATCAGCCTCTATTTTGCGAGCGAGCGCCGAACTGATCAGCCAGTCGTTGTAAATCGGCTGGCAAAAATCAGCGCCGAACTTTGCCCAGACCATACCAAGGTAAATATTGAACTCATTCAGGGCCGCCTGACTTGCGGAGTAGTTGCTGGAAAACGCCAATCGCAAAATCTCTGGTGGAATCTGATTGGCCCATGCGACCGCTTGGATGATCGCCTCTTCAAAAGTACCGAACGCTACATCAGTGCCATTGCCTCCAAGCTGGACGATTTCCTCACCCTCTTGAAGCTCTTCGATGTACATACCCGGGTGGTGGTGGGTGATCCCGAACTCACGCGTTTTATCAGTGCCGCCATCAGTCACGGTCTTGGTGTCTTTGCGGACGGCACCCCCGGTGATTGGTAAAGAGCTGGGCTTGTCACTGCCTTTTTTTACAAAGCCGGCGATGATCGAATTGATAACCGCCTTGCGCTGTGTGCTGTCCCGGTATCGGTCAATTTCTCGGAGCGATTGCAGGACGATTGACAGCAACGGCTTGCCGCGAACCTCATCAAGACGCAACTCAGTGCCATACACAAGCCACGAAATACGCCGACCGGTTTTTTCACCGACGGCAGGGATGCGCTTATGTTTGCCACCAGCCTGGGTGACCCAGTGCGCAACAACGCGACCCATGGTGTCCAGCTCAACGCCGTGCTTGATTGTGTGGCCCTTGCGCAGGCTGGCAGCAGCTGACAGTGCCAGAGGTGTTCGCACTCGGTTACCACTGACAAGCTCGACCGTTGGCATGCTGGTCTGTTGACTCTGACGTAACACCACCAGCACATCACCAGAAATCAAGGCCTCCATTCTGGCACTGCGCTGAATCTCTGCAAAATTACAGATCTTGAAATGATCACACACCTGCGGATTATCGGCCCAGACCTTCAGTTGGGCCTCTACTGTATCCGTCCAGTCGTTGAGTGATTCGCTACTGATACCCAGCAAATCGGCAGACGGCATGGCCTCTGGTGTCAGTCCGGTATTGATTTCGTTAGTAATCAGACGGCGAATCAAGCCAAGGGCATAAAGATTTTCGGAAAACAATTGAGACGAACGCTGGCGCAGCGTCCAGTAATCAGCCGTCAGAAGCTGGGTGACACCAAAGCCGCCGGAAAATTTGTCACCATCCCAGATGGTCTGCCGGTACGGCGAGCTGGTGGTCTGGCCAGCAGACACCGGGGGGTTATCGGCGTCAATGTAGGTGCCACCCGAACGACTGGCATCCCACTCGCGCTGCTTCTGGTCAAGATCAAATGTATTCACCAGGCTGGTCTCCCCTGCACCACACCGCCGCCATTGACTCGCGCATACAGGGTGGCGCGACGGTTATACAGACTGTCGATTTGATCCTGTAATTTTGCAACGTCCAGCTTGGTTACTTTCTGCTTACCCTGACCAGTGTCCAGCTCATAGGACTGGATCTGACCAGCCACCAGCGCCGTGACCGCATCCTCATACGCAGCAATCAGCGCTTCAGTCGCTACCAGCCTGTCCTGCCAAAATGTATCAGCCATTCGTCACGGCCCCCGATGTGTAGTAAATTTGCTCCTGCTCCAGATAATCCCAAAACCGGCTCCAGTCAACTGATTCTAACGCAAACTGGCCGACGCATGTAGACCACGCGATCATCTCAACAGCTGCGTGCCCGTAGCCCAGCAAGTCCCACAGCTCGTTTCTGGCGTTGCCCGGACGATACCAGTAGTACGTCACGTTGCCGCGCTGATCGGTTTTTTTGCGACGGGTTTCAACCGTCAGTTCCTTTAGGCTTGAGTCGCGAGTATTCAGCGGCGCATTAAAATGATAACGCCGCTGCTGACCCGATTCCTGAACCCACTCCCTTCGCAGCACCGGGGCCATACGGTCCTTGTAATGATCAACGGTTACCAGATAGCCAACGGTTCCGATTTTGGTTTTGTATTCAGCGAATTCTTTGAGAGCCTGATTTTTGCCGGGCTTGTCACGGCCAAGAATCGGAAAAACACCAGCGTCATAATCGCTGCAAAACGAGTTGACGGTATCGTTTTCATAAGCAGCATCAATCAGAGTCAGCACAACGCGATACTCGCAACCATCATCTGACGTGTAGGTTTTTTCCTCGATCACTTCGCGCAGCCGCTGCCAGACAGGCGAATCAAGCTGGGTACAATCCGGCTCATCCTTGCCTGGCTTGAACCACCAATAATCAATCAGATAATTGACAGCATCACGGCACCATCCCACCACGGCCACAGCCAGAAAATCTTTGTGAACATCGACCTGACAGGTCAGCATCAGTATGCGGGAGCCGCTGAACTCCATGGCGTAGGTGTTGGGGATTTCACCGAGGGAGTAGCAGGCCCGGCGATGTCCAGACACTGCAGCAAACTGGATTTTCTGGCCCAGCACCTCAAACGGCTCACCAAGAATGTTGTTGTAAAACACTTGGTAACGTCCGATGTCAGTTACTTTTCGCTCTTTGATGTCATACGCTTTAAGGTAATCGGACACGCACTTGTACCAAGGCTGAAACCCAACGGGACTGTAAAGCGCTGGCAGATGATACGACCGAATGCCCGGCTCAACCGCCCGAGCTGTCGGAACCCACTCGGCACCATTGGCAGGATCGAACAGCCATGTCTTGTCATGTTCCATATGCGCGTGCCCGCAATTTTTGCAGCAGTATCTGACTGATTCGAGTATCAGACTGTCGTCTTCCATATCCCAGCGTATGCCACCAACTACACCGGTGTTTTTGTCGATGGTCTCCCAGCGCAATTCCTGCTGATACCCGCATGATTTGCAATGGACCATGTATTTTCGCTGGTCACCGCGCAGGTATTGGTATTGGATTTTTGATGACCCCAATAGTAGAGGTGTGCCCCCTCTGTAGATTTTCCGGGTCTCCCAAAATGCCGAGCAACGACCGTCTGTCAGCGCGTCCGGGTCACCGTCACGACCGACCTTGTCAGGCCAGGCATCAATCTCATCCTTGAGCATCAGCATGATCGACCACATTCGCATCTTATCGGCATTATTGGCACCACCAGGCACCATGTACCCGCCACCAGACCACTGCAGGTGATTGGCAGTCTTGCCGGTTTTGCGGCTGTTACCCTCATCGCTCGAAACGATAATGTCAGCCAGCCCAGACTGGTTCAGCATCGGAATGATGTAGTTTTCAATGCGCCCTTTGACCAGTTCCTTATCGGCACTGACCAACATGGTTGGGCGCGTCTTGATGTGGGCCATGTAGTACAGCAAGACGGACTCAAGCATGGTTGAGTACGTAATCTGCACGCCCTTTTTCAGATTGACCTCACGGACTGGAGAGCGCGGGTCGCAGGCGTCAACGATCTCCCGCATGTACGGATTAATATCAAACGACATGTACCCGGGCATTGGCGTTACAGAGTCCGGCAAGTAGCGGGTCTGCTCGTTAAACACGGACGGCAGCATGTGGGTGATTTCGTCCGTCAGTCCGTCGATCTGTTCAGCCAGCCAGTCAGCACCAAGGCTATCAAGATTAAGCATTTTCTAACACCCGTTTCATTTTTGCTTTCGCCGGTCTAATAAACGTCCCGAGCTGTTTGGATACCATTTCCTCAATCTCTATAGGTGTTGCCCCAGTCGCTGCCATTGAGCTGGCTCGCACTGATATGGTTTTCGCGCCATCTGTCAGCATCTTCGTAAACGTGCCGTCGAGTGTCGCTATCAGGCCTTCAGAGACGATGTGGCGGCTGATCAGCTCGCCAGTTCGCTCTGCGTTTTTCAGTCGTTTTTCCGTGATGTCTTCAATGGATTTGACCGCCTTCAGGTAGTCCACCAAGGCAACGTCAGTGCCAAATTGATAGATGATGTCTCTCAACTTCATGTCTGCGTATTTGGCGATATTTCCCGGGATCTCACACTGCTGCAGGCCGGGCGGGACGGTGGTTTCTACCAGTGCCGGTGGGTCAATTGGAGTGGGTGGTGGTGCGGCATGTGTTGGGGCTGGGGATAGCTGGCGTTTTTTGGTTTCTCTGGCAGCTTCAGTGCCGCGCACGTGCGGTTTTTTTGGCGCTGGCTTTGGCTTTGGCGGTGCTTTTGTCGGGTCTGGCACCAATCCTGCTGCTTCCATTTGCGTGCGTATCCGCTTGGCTCTCAGCCTGCCGATGTCCAGCGACCGTATGAGATGGTTCTGACCCCAGTTGCCAGTTTCCCGGCACAGCTCAATTGCCTGTTCATACAGCGGATCAAGACCAGGTGCAGCAGGCAGCAACCGCTTTCGCTCCTGATTCTCGATATATGCGACAGCGTCAGGGTGGGCAGCGTCTACGCGCTTACCCTCCATAGCCGCTGAAAGCCCGGATTTGCTGGCCTTGGTCACCGCTGCAGCGCTAACGCCAGCCATTTCGGCAAACTGAGTTTTTGAGACGAGTTTTTTAACCATTTGCGCATGTTAGCACAGCACAAGGCAGGTAGGGTTAAGGTTGCGTCGAGGTTAAAAATTTGTGAGAGAGCCGCGCGGCTGAATCAACATTTTTTGCCGGGTGGCATGCCTCTACAGTACCTTTCTCGTCCACCCTATCGGCTCATGCGGTTAATTTGAAACTCCAGAGACTCCCGGTACAGGTCTTGCACTCGCGGCGCTACAGTGTCCGTAGAGCGCCTTAGCAGTGGGTTTGCCGGAATCACAACCGAGCGTCGAGAAAGATCGTGAATCATCCTGACCTTCGGACGTCGCTTGCCACCAACGACCTTGAAAATCCCCGCTCCACGATCCAAATCCAGAAACACGTACTTACTGCCAGACTGCGCAGCCATACGCACAGCAAGAAAATTCTGCTGCTTGCGAGAGCGAGAACGACCACCACGGCCACGCAAATTGATATTTTGCATCTTGTTTGGCTTGCGAGGTAGGCGAGTGCGTTGCCCGGTTTGGCCTGCAGAGTAGGATGTTGCCAGCGGCACGCCGAATGCACCGTTTGCCGTTTTTGTGTCACCAAACTCCTGCTCATCCATGTAATCCGCGATGCTGCCAACCGTAGACTTCTGGGTCGTGATATTCGTTCCTTGAGCGCGCTCAACTCTGACAGATCGCTCTGTGAATTTATTGCGGCTGACCAGGTCGTCCCTGATGTTTTTTTGATACTCGGCCCGCACAGCAAACGCGGCCTGATTCAGGGTGTTTCGAGTGGCGTACGGTATGGCTCTGGCGGACATCTCCCCCAATGTGCGCTCCAGTCGTCGAATGTCTCTGTCGTTGATACCAAACATGCCAGCCCCTCAGTGATTTGCCGATACTACCCGGCAGCGCATTGGCCTGCAACCCATCGACCAGAAAACCAAGAATCACCCGTGTTGACCAAGTTGGTCAATGGTCAATGTCTGAAAAATCCCTTTAAAAACAACAAGTTACACGCTGATATTGACCAAGTTGACCAAAATGACCATAACTCCTATATAGCCCTCTATTACCCCCTATTTAATAATATATATATTTTTATATATATTTATTGTCAATAGTAGTCAGTGTGTCAGTCAATGCCTTGTTTTGTAAGGGTTTTTTCGATTGACCAGCACATTGACCAGCCATGACCAACCATGACCACAGGTGCAGGCCACAACCCATAGGCTGATCAATATTTAACCAATTTAATGTTAGTGGTCGCTAGCATAAAAGTTAGTGGTTGCTAGCAATCTTTGCTTTTGCGCTAATAACTTTCTTTTTTATTTCTTTTTATTCTAACAATGAATAGCCAGTGATTTTGATCAAAAAACACCCTAACCTGTTGCGCAATTTCCAGATTTTGGGATAAAATAAACATTCAACAAACAGGAGATAACCATGCTGACAAAAAAAGAAATGATCGATCACGCCGCCACGATTGATGAGTGGCCGGAAAATCTGCACAACCTGCCGCCAGTGCCTGAAGGCATGTGCTGGGTAAAGCTTGATGGTAGTGTGGTATTGGTCGGCCCTACTGAAGAAACTCAGGGTTACAATTTTGTTGTCGATAAATCGGTATGGCTTGAAAGCAAGGCCGCCAAATCCAACTGGGGCGAAGCACCCGCCGATACCACCAGGCTCAATGCCCTGGCGTGGCTGGTTGAAAATATAAATTCATGGCCACTGGCCGGGGATGACATCATCACTGAACCCCCTGCTGGTTGGTATTGGTCGTTTCCAGACTCAGTGATGACGGGGGAGCTACTTACGCTCAATCGACAATCGTCGGACGACAAAATCAGCAACGCCGATTGGAGAGAGGGCCGTAACCGTCAAGAAAAACCTGACAGTTCGTGGGACGGCACGGGCATGCCGCCGGTCGGGGCTGTGTGCGAGTACACGCATGACAACCTGAAGGATCACAGAACCCTATGGCAACAGTGCCTGGTTGTGTTTGTGTCAGACCAGTGCGCCGTACTGACAAGCCCTAACCCCAACAATGACATACAACTCGCATTTAATGTGTTTGGGTCGGGTTTAAAATTCCGCCCACTCCACACCGAGCGAGAGTTGTTTATCGAAAAATCCACAACCGTCATGAGCGCTGTGCCGGAAGGCTGCAGGCTTGAAGCGCTGGCTGCTGCAATGTACGACGCTGGCGCACGTTTCAACGGTGACAACAATGAATGAATCACAAGCCCGCAACATGACTCCTGAAGAGGCAAAGCGCCATTTGATGGACAGCCTGCAGGGTAATGACCTGGTAATTTTTGAAAACATCGTTAACGATCTGGCTTATACAACACGCGAAGAATTTAACGACGTTCAGGGCCAGGTTTTCACCCTTGAATGCACGGCTGAGCAAATACGGAAAGAGCATCAAGAAATGCGGAAGGATTTTGAAAAAGCGCTAATTCTGCTCGACAACGAAGATATTTCCCACCCCTTTGACATTGACTGTTACTGCAATTACTGAGGTGATCATGACAAAGCTGAAATCTGGATTCCCACGCTGGTGGCATTGCTTCGGCAGCGGCATCACTCAGAGTTTTGACGAAGACCAGGAAGAACACGCAAAAAACGTTGCAGAGTCTGCATACAACGCAGGAAAGATGGCCGCAATGGCAGAGCATAAAGCCAGGCAAGATAAGCGTCTTGGCCGTGTGCTGATGGTTGCAGTTGCGGTTATTGGACTGGCTGGTGGAGTCAAGCTGGTGGCTGCGCTGGCCGACAGCTACGAAAACCGAACAACCGAATCAATCAGGCAATGACATCAACGTGATAAAATGCCGCCTTCGGGCGGTTTTTTTTATGGGTGGGAACTATGAGTAATAATCAGAAACAAATGCTGATCGGCACTGCTTTTGTTGGCGGGTGTATTGGGTTTTGGATTTGCCTGGTACTTGCAGAGAAAGGAATGCTATGATCAGCACTCCTGTTTGATTGTTGTTGTTTGCTTTGGTTGTGTGACTTTCCAGCTCCTTTTTAGGAGCTGATTTTTTTCAAAGGCATCATAAACACCCTACCCCTGGCCTTCCTCTTCGGTTCCTCTCCCAAAATCTTCTTCAGAGCTGCGCTTGCGTCTCTGGTTTGCGTCTTGCTTGGGTTTTCAATGCCGATGGACTCACAAACGTCAGTTGCCGTCATTTGCTCGGTTCGCAACTGATTGACATCGTAGCAGGCCAGTATTTTTTCATGAATCGGATCAACGGCTTCGAAGTCTTCGTTAGTAGATGACAGCATGGCCGTTTCTTCCGGCGTCAGCCTCCAGCTTTCTCCAGCCCGAAGCCAGGCGGCAACCTGAGCCCATAGCTGCTGCATATTTATCTGGTGATCCCACTGGATACGACCCGCACACTCAATCGTCCAAAATCGTTCATTGCCGGTTTCATCGTGCAGGTACTGACGGGGGTTTACCGACCCGCCGTAGACCGTCCGGCGCGGGAATTTTGATTCAGCCTTACCGTATGGCAATCGCATTTCATCCAAAGGCTTGGTGATAAACCCCTTCAGCGCTGCAATGTCTGCCTTTCGAAACGTGGCGTCCAGCTCCCCGAGCTCCCCAATCCAGCACGTGATGGCCAACTTTACAGAGTCCTTGTCTGACGGATTCAGGACGATTGCCTCGCGGAACCAGTCGTGATTTGTGCCCATCAGAGACCGAAACCAAGGCGTCTTACCAATGCCCTGCTCACCCTGAAGCACCAACACGCCCTTGCTCGAAAACTGCCCGTTTGGCTGCACCACGGCGGCGACGGCTGAAATCAGCCAGCGCTTCAGCAGCACAGCAGCAAGCTCGTTGTTTTTTGCATTTAGGGTGGCCAGCAAATCAGGAAACCGGTCGGTACCGTCCCACCCCCGCGAATCTATCCAGCCCAAAACCGGGTTGTAATAGTTCTGACTGGCCAGATAATTAACGATCCCATGGACACAAGTCGCTGGCAGGTCTGCCTGCGTTGCCCGCGTCTCCAGCTCGATAATGGCGTTGTTTTGGGCGTTGTCGATCAAGAACGACCGACCGGGAATGTTGATCTCGATCTCTTTACTGACCACATTGTAACGACAGGTGATGTCGTGATAACGCAGCAGGGCCGCGACGTTGGGAATGGTGGCTTTCGGCTTTCCTTTGCTTGTGACGTCAGGAAACACGATCAGACCGCCATCGCCTGTCATAGCGCGCTCTGGGGCATCTTCCGGCACATCCGCTGGTGGCTGGTGCTCATAATCGCTATACGACTCGATGGGCGGCTCTTCTTCAGGTTGCAGATCAACAACCTTAATCCGCTCTTTAATCCAGCCGATCAAATCAGCACTACCAGACCAGTCACAATCAGCAACATCCCAACCCTTCGGCAGATCTTGATCTGGCTCAACCAATTTAATGCTCTTGGCCTGTGAGAGCTGCGCGATACCAGGAACAAAATCGCCCGGCTTGCGCTCATACCCCACCATCACCTGACGGCCCGGCTCGTCATTGTCCGGCCATAGCACAATATTTCGACCCGTCAGGGGTGACCAGTCTGTTTTACTGGTGCCTTTTGATCCGCCGCACCAGGACACTGCAACAACACGGCCATCATCAGCCAGCGCCTTGGCTGCTGCATCCCGCGCCTTTTCTCCCTCAACCACGAGCACTTGCGCCGACGGATTCGCCACCAGTTCAGATAGCCCGTAAATTGGCCTCAGGTCAGGGATTGTTCTGATCGTCCATCCCGCATGCGTCCAGCACACTTGAGGGGTGATCTTGCCGTCCTGCATATCAAAACGCAGGACATAACCAACCAACCGGCCTGCAGCGTCAGTGTACGGATGCACCATTGACGGCTCTGCTCTACGCCAAACCTTTACAGTGCCATCGTCATTTTTGCGTTTCGGGTTCGTCAGATCGACCCGCTGACCCGGAATAATTCGCTGGTCTGCTGGTGGTTCAATCCATGGGTAATCAGCGTAATAATCGACCCGCTCTGATGCTCGTTTTTTTGACTGGGCACTGGCTGGCAACTCCCGCTTTCCGCCCAGCGATTCGCACGCCTCGACAAACGTGCAACCAGCGTACTCCATGACAAAATCAATGGCGTCACCATGCGCGTCGCAGCCAAAACAGTGGTAAAACCCCCTGTCTGGCACCACGCGAAATGACGGGGTTTTCTCCTCATGGAATGGGCAGCACACCTCGAACTCTCTGCCGTTCGGTTTGAGATCAACATAGCCACCGATCAGCTCGCCCAAGTCGATTCCTGCTGTGATCGCGTCAACGTCAAATTTATTGTTGTTATTTTTCATTCAGCAACGCCTCCAGCAGCTTCAGTGTGTGTTCTGGTATGTCCGGCCCGGACTTGCAGCGCCACACCCTCACCGTCCCGCTGTGACGCCCCAGTAATTCACCAACGTCATCGCATGTCTTCCGGTGCTTACTCATCAGCCTGATAAGCCGATTTCGTCGATTGTTCATTTTTTATCCTCAAGGGGTTTTATTTTGTTGTTGTATGTTATACATTTTAAACATCAACAACACAACAGAGACAAGCAAAATGAAATACACACAAGGCCAGCTCAACGACATTTTGGAAAATCTTGAAGGTGCAAAAATTGACTTATCGGGTGACGATCTCTCTGGATTGGATTTTAAAGGTGCCAACCTGACGCGTGCCAACCTGACGCGTGCCAACCTGACGCGTGCCAACCTGACGGTTGCCAACCTGATGGGTGCCAACCTGACGGTTGCCAACCTGATGGGTGCCAATCTTTATGGTTGTGTAGGCAATCGCAAGCAAGTCATGACAATCCTGACGTTCGGTGAGTATCTAGTCACATACACTCATGATCGGCTGCAAATCGGTTGTAAAAACTACCCGATCAATGACTGGTGGGGGTTTGATGATAAAGACATTTTGGAAATGGATGGAAAAACAGCGCTGAAATTTTGGCGCAAAAACAAGGAATTGATCCGCCAAATTATTGAACAGTGCCCGGCGCAGCCGACAGGCCATGCCGGTGAATAACCACAATTACATTCACGTCTTTATTGCCTTGGTAGCCGTTTTGGCTGCCATGGCATGGGCCAGTAATGGCGACTATGAGCACGAAATTCAGCAGCAACAGCACTACAAAGAAATGGTGTGCTCTGGACTTTGGCCAAACTACAAAAAACAGGAGATTGACTGTGACTGATAAACACACGCTGGAGCAACAGAAAATAAAATCAGACGTCGCCAAGTTTTTGGCTTCTGGCGGAAAAATCAAAAAAGTAGCTGGCTTTGAAAGCGTCAAGCGCAAGCCGATTATTGAGGATTATGACCCTGCCGCCGTGACTGATGGCGGCGAAGAGTTGCTTACCGCTCGCGCGATCATGCGGCGATACGGCGTTGCAAAATACAGCGTGTCAAAGATGCTCCCGAAGGCCCAGCATAAAATCAAAAATCCATCCTGCTTCGGCGGAAATAGGCAGCTTAACGCTTGGCCAAAATCCCTCACGGACTCCATCTTTCTGGACTCAGGGTCGTTGAGGTACAGCCCGACCTGCACAACAATTTCAGCCGCGTCCGAATACTGGGGCATATCCAAGAGCGAGATCAGCGACAAAGTGCAGCGCGGCACCCTGCCACCGTTTGACGGCACTGATCCAATGCAGTTTTGGACGCGATCAACATGGTCTGAAATCCCCCTGCATGAGCACCTTAAGGAAGATCATGAGGACATTGACGACGGTGTGCCAATCAAGGATCTGGCTGCTGAATTTGGCGTTAATACGTACAATCTGACGAAGATGATGAGAAACAACATATTACCACCAGCCGATGGTGTTATGCAGATCAGGAACAGCAGCGGAAATTACTACACGTGCAATGCCTATCATCACGGCACAGCGGCAAAAGCACGGACGATTTTAACCAAGGCGAGAGTGTGAGCCCCATGAAGCCCGGACAGTTATCAATCAACCCTTACGATCTTGTTGTTGCATACGATGGCAACGTGGAGGGATGGGCTGAATATGTAGTGTTATTGGACTGCCCGGATGGCTTCCTTGCCCGCCCTGATCACCGCTGCATTGATTACACGATGGGCGGAACAACCATCACTTACTGCCTAAAACCTGCTGCGTGGCAGGCTCTTTCCGATGGCGACAAGCCGATGATGTCAGTCGTGTTTTCCGGCATGGCCATCAGGCACGGCATGCTGGCAAACCGGAAATCCAGCGGCCCAAAAATCCAAACACCACCATTTTGCGAGTGGGTGGAATATCTAAAAAACGGAGAAAACCAATGAAATACACACAAAGCCAACTCAACGACATCTTGGAAAATTCAGACTACGGTCTAATTGATTTTTGTTGTGATGATTTGTCTTTCTTGAGTTTTGACGGTGCTGACCTTTCAGGCTTGAGGTTCGACGGAGCAAAACTTGACGGCGCAAAATTCTGCGGCACAAAACTTGACTTTTCGAGCTTTGGCGGTGCCAGCCTTGTGAGTTCCAATTTTTTTGAGGCGAAAACAAATAATACAAATTTATCTGGCGCTAACTTGGCCGGTTCCAATCTGCTGGATGCAAATTTGGACGGGGCTATCCTTAAGGGTGCCAACCTGTCCAATACTAAACTTTGGGGGTGTATGGGGAATAGTCAGCAAATCATGACAATATTGATTTTTACAGGATATCCAATCACATACACATCCGACCGGCTTCAGATAGCCTGTAAAAACCATCCGATTAGCGAATGGTGGGAATTTGATGATAAAGACATTTTAAAGATGGGAGGGAAAATGTCCCTTAAATTCTGGCGCAAAAACAAAGACCTTATCCGTCAGATTGTCGAACAGCGCCCGGCGCAGCCGACAGGCCATGAAGGCAAGGAAACAAACCAATGAATTTTTACGCTAAAAACCCAAGAGTATCGGCTATTGCTCAAATGCCAATTCAGTATTTTGTAATATCTGAAATGATTCGAGTTTCTGTTGAGATTTTTGAAAAGTTACTCAACCCTAAAGATGAATATGCTGATTATTACATTGCATTTGTTATTGCAGCGATATTTTTACCTGTAATGATTGTACTGTCTGTTTACTATTCAATAAAAAAACATCGTAAATTCAGAATGGCATGTGCAAGCAGTAAAGGCATTGTCTGGACTGCAGAATCAAGAGGCTTTTACCTGATACCTTATCAATACGCAGTTTCATTGCGCAGGTAACCCAAGTCGCCGGGCTGCATCATCTTTGATCTGCCCGGCATCCTCCCCCGATCTCGCCACCCCCGCAATACCACCAGCCCCCTGAACCACATCAATAAAGTGCTGTTGATCATCACTGACCCGTCCTCTTGCCGTTTTGACCTCAACCGCCGTGAATACCGCCACTGTTTTACCCACCATTTCCGGGGTTATCTCGATTTGAGTCCAGCCGATCAGGTCGGATGCACCAGGTGCTTCAAGCCCCGCTCGCGTCTTGCGCTGCTTGTCCATCGTCCAAAACATGCCGCGACTATTGCGAAACAGGCGCTGACCCAGCTTACTGGCGGCTGCCCGTATTTGGTTTGAAATATTCGTTTCTGCTCTGGCCATGTTGCACCCATAAAAAAACCGCCGTAGTGGCGGTCTATTTTACCAGATCGTTACAGGTCAAAATCGTCAGGGTCAAAATCAACCAGGTCGGCCAAGAAGCCATTCACCCAGACGGCCTGCTCTGGCGTGCATACCGGCTTGCCAGACTCACAAACCTGAAACTGTGGCACACGAACAAATGGTTGCCGGTTGTGTGATATACGATTTCTGATTTTTCCAAAAGAAATTTCATGCGACGTCAAAGGCATCGCTCTATCCTCTTTTTGATTTCGTCGGTCATCGGCTTCAGCTCTGGCGTTTTCATCGCCATGATCTCGATTGGCTCAACGGGCACGCCTGCCTGACGGGCACGCTCAAGCAACCCAAGCAGCGTTAATCGTGATTCAATATCAGCAATGCGCTCTTTCAGCTCTTTTGGCTTCATTTCTTGCATATTGACGCTAATCGGCATCCCGGCCTGATTGGCACCGACCACCAGATTGTGGAGGGTTCTGCGCAGCATGGCTTTTTCCTCGCGCGCTTTGTGTACATGCTCGGCCCACCCCGGCTTTTTGCCCTGCTGTTTTTCCAGATCCTTGAGCTGATCCAGCGTCCTGGCCTGACCCATCTGCTGCCTGATGGCTGCGCGTGACGCCTCTGTGTCAACCTCCTGTAACTCCCCGGCAACTTCCTCCAGCTTCCTGCCCTGTACTTCGTGAACGTGGCCACATTCCGGGCACACGTTACCGGATGGATAGACAAAAAAGCATTTTTCGCACTGTTTGACGCGCACCTCTGCTTCATCGTCGCTTTTTCTGCCTGTTCTTGCCCGGCCTTCCAGCGTCCACTCCCGCTGCTGGCACGGCAGTCCATGGCGGCCCAGATTGCCCGAGTGATCCAGTATGATGGCGTAGTCAGTCTGAGGCCTGAGCGCACGACCACACCGCTGCAGCCATGCACCGAGCGCGCGGGTAGGGGCTGCATCAATCACGCAGCCAATTGTTACATCCATCCCTGAATTGGCGGCAATGTCAAAACCCTCACCGAAAAGGCCGACGTTCCAGACCACCTGTATTTCACCGGCTGCCAGCGCCTGAAGCGTGCGCCTTCGCTCTCCTTTTTCGGTCTCTCCGTCAAGGTGCGCGGCAGGTATGCCAGCTGCATTAAACGCCGCCGCCATATGCTCGCTGTGCTGCCTGGTCACAGCAAAACCGATTGTTTTCCGCCCTTGAGCGTATTTGACCCAGTGCGCGACGATATCACCGACAATCGAGGGCTTGTCCATCGCTGCCGCTGATTCACCTTTTACAAAATCCCCCATTTTGGTGTGTACGGCAGACAGGTCAGCGCCGGGAACCGAATACAACTTGTAACGCGCCAGATACCCGCGCTCGATCAGCTCGGCCACTTGAGGGCCGGGCACCAGCTCATCAAAGTGCGCGTCCAAACCTTTTCCGTCCAGTCTTTGCGGCGTAGCACTGAGGCCGATGTGATAGGCCCTATCAAAATGCCCTTGAACCTTGGCCCACCCCGCTGCGCCGACATGATGGGCCTCATCCCACAGGATCAGCCCAGGCGGCTGCACCTTGCCGATCCGGTTTTTCAGGGTGTCGATACTGCAAATCTGTATCGGCTGGTACGGGTTTGGCGCAAACCCTGCAGCGATAAACCCAAACGGCATATCAAAATCCCGGAAGGTTTTCGCGGTTTGCTCCACCAACTCCCGGCGATGGCAGATAAACCACGACCGAACGCCCTTGGCGTGTGCATTATCCTGCATGTGCGCGGCCATTCGGGTTTTTCCTGCCCCTGTTGGTGCCTGCAGCAGCACGCGCCGACTACGACCCAGAGCCGTTCTGACGTTATCAACGCACTCCTGCTGGTAATCTCTCAAATCAATCATGCTATCCCCGTCCAGTATCTCCTGATACGCTCCCGCTCCCGCTTGAGCTTTGCAACGTCGGTGTCGGCCAGAATCAACTGGCGCTTAGGCCACCAGCCTCGCACGTGAGACATAACCAGATCCCGATACGCCGCAGGCACCTCGCGGGCCAAATACTCCCTGCGCGCCTCTACTGTCGGGATCAGCAGCATCTCAAATGCGTATTCGCGCGGCCTCACCGCCCAAGCCCGTCAAGATGTTTTTTGATCGCCGCCTTGACAGCGGAATCAAACTCTGGCGACTTAGCGCGCCAGAAGCTCAAGGCTCTACGATCAACCCCTGCAGACTTTGCAGCCATAGCAACACGACCGTGGATTGCAAGCTGCTTCAGAATTGTTTTTTCCTGATTTTTTCGACGCTCAGATACTGTACGCTGCACTCTGGCATTGAACGCCTTGTCCTTCGCCCGATAGTGAACAAACATCTGTCGAGTGATACCAGCAGCCGTCGCACCGTCGCCGATCCTGCCGGTTGATTTGATGGCCTCGATGGCCAGTTTCTTTTGCTCTGTCGTCATTGTCGTCATATTAACCACCTGTTTTGATCTGTTCCGATCATCCCACAAACTGGAAAAAACGAAAAGGTTTTGTTGTGTTTTTTAAACCTGTGTGGTTTTATTTGCCTGCAACCAAAAACAATCAGGAATCACTATGCAAAAAATGACCGACAAAGAGTATTTTGCTCTCGACCGTGCCAGTAACAGCACGCTCGGACGTATGCGCCGAAGCCCAGCGCACTGCCGCCATTATCTCGACAACCCGCCAGAGCCGTCAGCGGCAATGGAGCTGGGAACGCTCGTGCACTGCCTTGTGCTGGAGCCTGACGAGTTTGAGTCCCGCTATCACGTCATGCAAGAAGGGGAGCCAACAGCCCCGCGAACCGGAACCGCCGCCGATGGCATGATCAAGGCTTTACTGGATGGCACGTTTGAATCCCTGTACTGGGAGGGGGAAACCCCGCGCAAGCTGACTGGCAAGGCACTGGAAGTGCTGGAAGCGTATCGTGATGGTGCCGACAGCGTGAAAAAGTTTGTCACAGAGCCGACGAACATCAACAAGCGAACCAAGGAAGGCAAAGAGAAGTTTTCCGAATTCCAGGCAAAGTGCGAGCGCGAAGGTCTGACTGTTGTCAAAGACGATCACCTCGAAGCAGCCAGCAAATACTGGGACTGGGAATGTCGGCTTGGTGATCGCACTGTTGCAGGCTTTGAGGACGCGTCACGCGCACGCAATTACGTCCAATACCTGAACTGCATTGACAATAAAATCCTAATCTCTGCAGCCCGGTACGCAAAAGCGCTCGATATGTCGGTGTCAGTAATGGCCCACCCTGTATGCCAAAAACTGTTTGCCTTTGGCCAGGCTGAAATGGTCGTGCTGTGGGATGACCCGGAAACCAACTATCCATGCAAAGCGAAAATTGATTTTGTGTCATCAATGGGCTATTTGGTCGATCTGAAAACAACCCGAGACGCCAGTCTTGGCGAGTTTAGCCGATCAATTGCTAAATTCGGATATCACCGGCAGGATGCCATGCATATGGATGGCTATGAGTCCGACACAGGTGCTCCAGCGGGCGGTTTTGTGTTTGTATCGGTGGAATCTGAAGCCCCGCATGCGGTCGGCGTTTACGTGCTAGATCAGGACGGTCGAGAACAGGGGCGTATGGAGTACAAGTATTTGCTGACAGAGTTTTCAGAGTGCAAAAACTCTGGTGAGTGGCCAGCATACTCAAACGACGTTGAAACCATTGAGCTGCCACGGTGGTACAAATGAACAAATGTTCCCCGGTTGAAATGCGAAAAAATTTAGAAGTAGTTGAAGTATTTAGAAAAAACGGCGTTGATTTTGTAGCCGTTCCGGTAATTGATGAGCAACATAAAACAAAACTCCTACAAGAATCTATGGAGTTTTTTTCAAAAATAGTTGAATCAAATTTGGATGAAAAATAATGGGACAATTAACCGTACAAGAATTTTCAAAGGCTTTAGCAGCAAAGCAAAACACATTCAAAAGCGTTTTGCCTGCTCACATTCCGCCTGAAAAATTTATGCGAACCGCTGTCGGGGCAGTGCAGAACAATCCTGACATCCTCAAATGCAGCCAGAGCAGCATCTTTCAGGCGTGCCAGAAAGCCGCTCAAGACGGCCTGGTACTGGACAACCGAGAGGCTGCACTGGTTTCATTCGGTAGTCAGGCCCAGTACATGCCGATGGTGGCTGGTGTACTTAAAAAGCTGCGTAACTCTGGAAATCTGAGCACTATCGTTGTTGAGATTGTGCATAAAAATGACCCGTTTACCTACAATCCTGGAACCGGTGAGTTTAATCACGAACCGGACTGGTTTGGTGATCGCGGCGAGGCAAAAGGCGTTTACGCGATGGCTACCCTGAAGGACGGCAGCCGACAGATTGAAATCATGAATAAGCAGCAGCTTAATCAGGTTAAAGCGGTAAGCCGATCAAGCGGTGCTGGCCCATGGAAGCAGTGGGAGCACCAGATGTGGAAAAAGTCTGTCCTGCGCCGAATTGCCAAGCTGCTGCCATCGTCAGCCGACATCGACCAGATGTGGGAGAACGACAACGACAATTACGACTACGACACACCAATCGCCGATAGCGGCCATTATCAACCGGCAACGGCTCAAGACATCAACGCCAATTTAAACAGCCACCAGCCGCCGCCAGAGCCGACTCAGCAGCATGACGACGCTATTGATGTGCAGGCAACTGTGGTTCCTGACGATCAGCCGCCGATTTGAGGTTGTTATGAGCGATAATATTTGGCCTATCGTCTGTTGCATTATGGTATGCACCGCATTTTTCACGATGTCTAGCTGTCAGGAGCAGCGACAGACCCAGCATGCCATCACCGAACAGCAATATCTGAAGGCCGGTTGCGAAAAAACAGCAATTCCAGGCTCGTCAGGAACGCACTGGGTTTGTAGTAAGAAGTAATTCAGAAAGACCAACAAAACCGGCCAAGTGCCGGTTTTTTTGTGCCTGTTATTTACCACCAGAAACGCTGCGTGCCCACGCCTGAAGGGAAATTAACTGCTGCCTGATGTCGTGGCAGGTGTCGTAGTTGCTGGCAATTGCTGCGATGGCGTCAGCGTCTGTAACTGTTCCGGCTCCTGCATCGACTGCGCTGGCGGTGCCGGTATTTTCGGGCACTCCAGAGGCGGCCTGGTCATGGACGCGCACCCACCCAGCGGGCATATCACACCGGCCAGAATCAGGGCCTTGAACATATTTGATCACCTCTTTTATGACAGCCTTCGAGCGCCTGCGGCTCTCAGCCTGCAGTTTGGAAGACAGAATAGCGTGCTGGTCAGCCACTACCTGCATAGCCTCCTGCTGCTGTTTTGCAATCTGCGCTGATTCAAGCACCTGATACGACCAGTCGGCCTCCATACCGCTGATGGTGGCCTCCGACCGCCAGTGCTCGACCATCCAGCCTGCTGCAAACGCAATAGCCAGAGGCACGGCTTTAACCCAGATCATTGACCCTTGCTCATGTAAAACTTAAACGCAGCCGGTAGCGCCAGCGTGTAGAAAGTGGTCACAAACGCCGACTGCTCCATTGTTGGCGCTGGAAGCAGCATGTACCACTCGCCGATGTTGTACGCCTGCACAGACAGCATCATGACGACCAGACGGGGGATTATGCGCAGATCGTCAATGGCCTTGGCGATGTCAGAAAACACAGGGCAGCACCGCGCCTGGTGTTGGCTTGATTATCAGGCGATGCCCCTTTTCACCCCAATTCAGCACCTCCCGCAGAACATCCATGGCCTTGCGTGAGCCTGCAACAGCATTGGCTCCGCCCATGATGCGACGATCAACGCCCGGAGCAATGCAGCCATTAAGCTGACGGGCCCAGTTGGCCGCATGTATCATGCAGGCATAACGACCGTGAGCATGCTGATCGGCAAACACCAAGTTTTTGTGATTGACCAGCACCCATGTTTTTCCGTGCTTTTCAGACTCGACTGGGATCATGTCGTAAACGCCATCAGGAATGCATGACTCGAAAGGTCTGCTTCCGTGGGTTTCATCAAAAATCCATGGAGGCTCTATCGTGTCCAACACCACCCCATCTGGCAGTGGAATTGTGCCCATGGTTTCGGTTGGCGAGTAGCTGTGTCGTGTTAGTGTTATGTCCATACAATCCCTCAAACCAACCTAGCGCTAGACAGCGTATTACAACTCAGATGCATTGTGATGGAAATATTTTTAGCCAGCATACACAACACCTTCATCCAGATAATCAACATCGGATGTTGAAATATTATTAGAAATAGCAACAGCTTTTATTAATCCATATGCCATTATTTAAACTTCTTGTTGTTTATCTGTATTTATACATATTAATAAACAATAGAAAGATATACACAAAACGCCAAGCATCCAAAGAATATTACTTTATGATACTAGCGTGCATCTTTAATAGATTGCTTGATTTGCTCGCAATTGATTTTCATAACCTACACCTTAGTTATGTGATTAACTGTACATTGTTCCCACCAATACTACGCCCAACGCGTCCGATAACTTCTTGTGATACTAGGGCTGCGTCATCTTTTACTTCTTGAACCGTGTAAGTGTCAGAGAGACGGATAACCATACCATCGTAGAGTTCTAAATTGGGTCTTCCAGCACCGACACCAGATTCAGGAAAATACGAATCAGGTACTGAGCAGAATTTATTAACCTTATCAAACAAGTTCCCAAATCCTGTAATGAATGTATTTTCTGTCAGAGTAGACTGAACCCATGGTGCATTGTCTAAGGATCTTCCGCTAGCAAATGTATAGTCTGCATCTCTATAAAACTTATTGCAAGAAGCGGTTATAGATTTGTTGATGCGACACGAGTAGAAGTTTCTAACAATATTATTGGAAAAGAGCCAGTCTACACGAGCGCCAGACTCCCCTATTGGATATTTACATCCGTTAAAAGTATTTCCAGATACTGTAATAGACTCACTAAATCCGCTACATCTAACACCATATTCGAAACCTTCGAGATAATTATCAGACACCTGTTCGTGCTCGTCATCGGTATTAAATAGTACCCCTGTTGCTAGGTAATAGCCAGCATCATCATGTGCTCTAGTTGGGTTGTCAGAGTCATAGTGTATCGCAATGTTTCCACTGAAGATGGCGTTTTGTGACTTAGACCGATAAGCGGCAATATATCCGTCTTGCGGAGTGTGCGCGTCATCAAATAGAGTTACGTTACCAGTTGCTACGATAGTCTTCTCTTGTCCAGACGTTGACAGTGTTATTCCGTAAGAACACCCTAGAAACACATTTCCGTTGATTGATTGACAGCCAACCAACCCAGTGTCACCGATCTCTAGTCCCGCACCGTACCCATAAACAAAGTTTCCATTATACCTTGAATAGGCTCCAGTCCCTGCCACCAAGCCAGAATAACCACCATTTTTTCTAGGCGCTATTACAAAGTTATCAGAGACATTACAGTTTCCAACCCAGACTTCAAAGCCAATGTCGCTTCGTACCAAATCATCAACAATTAATACGTTGCCAGCAACCGTGTGCTGCATATCTTTAAATCCGCTACCAGAAGGTCTAAAGCGGAATCCACCACAGTTCTGTTCTTCTGTGTTATCGCTATAAGCTCGGAAATGATTGTTTTTAATAATACAGCGTTTTACAGGGTTCATGCTCCATGATTTTTCTGTATTAATTGCACCTAAACGATATCGATTAACATCAAATGTACACCCCTCTACTGTAACACCTTTTTGGTCTCCTTGGTTTTCATCGCCGATTACTATATCTAAAAAGTTGTTCGAATAAGCGCGATCAGGAAGACCGGACTGAGGACGCGCTACAGAGGTTCCGTTTACAACAAGTCCTAAAAGACTGACATTTATTGGCCGTTGAATACTGATTTCCCCACCGTAAATGTTTAATACACCCCCGTGAGAAACAAGCTGAAAATGCTTTTTACCTATTACTTGTATACCACCATCACAGTGTAGAGTGCCTTTATTGAATACAACCTTGTTCGCACCAATGTCTATTGCGGCTTGTATTGAATCCTTATTGTTAACAGCTTCATCATCAGGTATAGCCCCAAACATTTCTGGGGTAACATAACCCTCTAATCTTCTCAGCCAGCACCCCGTACTGGCAGCAACTACATTAGATGCGATATAAACACCCTGAAGTGTGTCAGCCGCTACTTCGGAAGTAAAATCGCCAAGCGTCCAGATAAAGTCGCCAGAGCGACCGCCCGACGAAAGAAATGCCTCCTGACCAGCTACTGACGGGGTCAGCGCTTGCAGCTCTGCAATTGATTTTGCAACAGCCCCCAGTGCAATGCGCGCAGATTCCAAATACTGAGATGCCCCAACCCTGTCGGGCTGCCCTAATGGGACAATGCCAGCGGCATCAAGCAGAGCCTGCTGGAACCCAAAAATGTCATTGACGATCTCGGCCCGCCAGGGGGTGCCAGTACCGTCACCTGGCGTTGTAATGTTTCGAGCAGACCCATATGGATACTCAGCCGAAGGGGCTGCTGTTTTAGTCGGAAAACTGCTGTTCGGATTAATAGCCATGTCAGCCCCTATACGTATTCAATTAGCGCACCGATCCACTGCTGGGCCGGGCATATTTTTAAACAAAGATTTTCAAATTCGTCGCGGCGGTCGTCAGGCACCTGTGCCAAATCACCGAAGTTCTGACCGCCGATATACAGATAGTACGCCCAGGTATCAGGGTCTGATGTTGTCTCATACCGTCGCCGGTCAAACGTAAATCCGAAATAATTACCGCATTCTGCCGCTTCTTCGCCACACTCTGCCACCAGCTCGCCGCACTCCGGTTGGTATTTAGGCACCACGCGAAGCAGCTTGTTTACCAGAGGATACCCAAGACCAGGAATTGGCGTAATATTGTCCGGTGCCAGTACATCGTTTGGGTTTCTTGCCACTGGCACATCAGCTGTGCATTCAGCGCCAGGCTCGCCGCACCCTGCCAGCTCATCACCGCAGTATACCGCAGACAGCGGGTATGCTGGCTCCCACCATTCGTGGACGTACACATCAAATCCAGCATCACGCAGCACGCTTTGGATGTACGACGGCGATTGCCCGCCAACCGCTCTCCATGCACCTGTAAGTCTCTCCCTGCGCTGATCATCAGTCAGGTCAGACGGTGGCAGATTGTGCTGCTGCTCCCAATCCGTAAGCTGCCGCGTTGAATTTGGGAATACATCCAACCAAACCCGGTCAATAAACTCCCTAAAGTCATCACCAAACCCTGACAGCCCCTCAAAAAGCTGACGTAGCTGTTTTGATGCCGTTAGATTCCAAGCGCGGGCACGGGGCAGCAGGTGCTGGAACAGCCGGAAAAACACGCTCATGGATACGTCACCGTACCCGCCTTGGCTTTCTCTCCTTGCTGCAGCGCGTATACGTCAACGCCAAGCCCATCAGGGTCTTTAAGGGTTATTGACCCGAACACGCCTCCAGCAGCATTTACGATGTCGCTGACAACGCCGCCAATCGCCGTCCGACTAATAGTATCCTTGCGCGGAAGCACTGACACGCCGGGAATAAACGGCTCTGCTGCGGCCATGTACTCATCAATCGCGGCCTCGATGTCAGCTTTAACTGCAACAGGACTATCAACAACCAGTTCGACCACCTCAATATCAAACGCTGATCTTGTTATTGACAACACATTAACATAGGCGTTTGCAGGTCGCCGAGTGGCCAAACCAGCCTGATCCAACTCGATAGCGTCAAGCACCTCCTGCAGCTGGGCTGTAGTCGGTATGCCGTCAGGACTGCCTGAGCTTTCTGGCGTTGCCTCAACATAGACATCAACATAACCTGGCGTGCTGCCTGTGTATGGATAGACGTTGACGATGCCAGACGGCTCTTCTCCCCAAAGCTCGTAGTCAGCGTATGCGCCGCCTTGTGGCCTCTTCTGGAACCGGTCGATGACTCTCTGTCGATACGCAGCCTCTGACTCTGCATCAGCCCCTGTAACCGACTGGGACACCACTACAGCATCACGCTGGACATTCGGTAGCGGGCTGGCAAATGCCACGACCGAACCAGCGTCAAGATTGCCGATGACGCCAGAACCATCGCCCGACTGATCAGACACAGCCCTGATCGTTGCCTGAACCACAGCAGCATCAAGCGAAACCGCGCCAATCGTGATGTATGTCACACCATTACTAGTGTTTAGTAGCTGGCTACCCGACGGCAGCGAACCGGTCTGATTTGTTACTGTGATGTCAATCAGAAGTTCGGCCCGCGTTGCTGCTGCAGGGTCACCAACACCAATCAGCCGCCCCCATTCGATCAGCGGGGTAAGCGTCTTTCCGTTGATTGTGGTCTCGGAAAAGCTGGCGTAACGCACAAACATTTGCAGAAAAATAAACCCTGCGTATTTGTACAGTATCGTAACCACGCCAGCTAACGCCTTAGCCAGAACCCGGACAAACGCCTTTGGCAGCAGTGGGACTGACTGAGATATTGCCGCTTCGATCTGGGCAACGATATTGTCAGAAATCTGTTTTGTGGTTGGCGTTGTTAGACTCACGTCGATGCTCTCCAGTTTTCTGAGTACGTCAGTTGTTGATCACCGTTTATTGTAACAACAATAGACACTCGATTGAGGCCCGGCATACTGGCAGACACTCCCACATCAGACGCCACACCTTCGGACAGCATCCATGATAAATCCGATTTTGCCGCATCTTCGATCCGGCGCAAGTTGGCCGGAATGGGCGGGATTGATCGCAGAAGATTTTGGGTACGGCTACGATACTGCTGCACCTCTCCGTCATTGCCCCACCAACCCTGAGACTGGTCGTCGCCACCAGCGTCATCCTCATTACCTCCAAAAAGAGAGAGGTAGACTGACGTTTCAAGGCCTGGCGACAACTCAACAACACCGCCTGATATGCTGATCTCGCCATCATCATCGGTCTGGTACAGCAGGACATCGGTCATCAGTTATTTGCCTTTGTAGTACCCGACCCGGCATCGGCTGTCCAAGAGTAATCGTGATCGTGGTCAGTCAGCTCCTTGCCGTCTGCCACCACGGATGGGCTGACAACAGCAGTGGGGCTGGTTATCGTTCCGTCAGTGCTGATTGTTGCTCCGTTGATATTAACAACACCGTCGGATTTCAGCGTTATAGATCCGCTACCGTTGTCGATAAG